GGTTTTCTCCATTAGGACCAAGAAGTGATACAAGTTTGCCGCTAACAAGCGCTGGTATTTCATAACTTCCAAGTTCTTCTCCAAGGGCTGCAGCAATACTTCTTGCTTGGCTTGTTGTTACTGCACCTTGAGCAACTGCTACTGCTAAGTTATTGGCTAAATTTTGAGATATTTGCTTAATAGATTGACCATTTTTAGATTGAATTTCTATATCTGCAAGTATTTGTTTTCCAAATTCACTACCCAATACATTTTGTCCAAATTGCCTTTGTCCCTCAACTGTTCCAGAAACGATATTCTTTCTTCTTCTAGCAGCCTCTTCACTTGCGCTAACAGTTCCAGATATTACAGATAGATCAACAATTTTCTTTGAAGTCATACTCATTGCATTAGAAAGATTAATTCCTTCTTGCCTTGCTTTTTCCATGTCTTTTGACATCTTATATAATGTTCCACCAACCAAAGCAATTGCTGCTACTGCTGCAACCCATGGATTTGCAAGCATTGGAAGTAATGCAACTATACCTTGTAATCCAAAAACAAATGGCATTATTGTTTGAGCCATTTCTCCTAATTTACCGCCAGCAAAAGATGCTGCAATTGTAAGTCCAGAAACTGCACCTATACCAAGACTTGCCTTTGAACTAAACTCTGATAACTTTTGCTTTGTTGTCTTTTGAGCCTCTGTAGACTCATTCATTGCATTTGTTAGTTTGCCTTCTGCTGCTATACGTCTTTTGGCTTCTTTTAAACTTATTTTTTCTACCGCTGCCAACAACTGTGCACGAGATAGTCTTGCTGATTGGGATACTTCTCCCATTGTTGTGCTTCCAGTTTTTGGATCAACTTGTGGTGCATTTGCAAACCCACGAAGTCTTCGGATTCTTTGAACTACAGTTTCGTTTGGATTAAGTGTTGTTGTTCTATTGTCTGAAACATTTCTACTTGTTGTTTGAATGGATGCTGGTTTTCTTTCGGTGTTTTGTCCAGTTAGTGGGGTTAAATTACCCTTTGCGTCAACCTTGTACTCTCCTCTTGCTCTAACAGCAACAGTTTCTTTTTGAGGTTGTTTACCAATTAATCTATCAAAACGATCATTCATTGATTTAGTAATTTTAAGAACTTGTCTTCCTCCACCAAGGAACTCTCTTTGTGATTTAAACTTACCATCAATTAGTCCATTAATTACGTTATTCTTTGTAATTTTTCCACCTGTTATTTCAGGTCTGCGGTAAGCAACAATTTCACCTTTATCATTTAAACTGGTTGGAATTAATAGTTTTGGATCAATTGCTTTCAATTCATTTAATTTTTTAACTAATATTGGATTTGAATTAGTTTTTTGTACAGCCTTAATAACATCATCAATTGATTTTAATTTATCTGTTTTAATGCTTGATCCACCAACAGCACTTGTAGATGCTGCACCAAGCAAGGTTCTTGCTGATCTAGATACAATTGGGTCTGCAGATTTTGCAAGAGCACCCATGATTCCAGACCTTTCATTACCCATTCTAGAATAAATCATCTTGTCATTAATTAAAGCATTATCTGGTAAAGAATTTAAAGATTTTAATAAATTAGTTCTAATTTCTTTTGCAACTCTAAGCGCATCTGTATCTGGAATTCCCTGCTTAGAAAGACTTATTGTCATTGTTCTTAAAGAGTTATCATCAAGAATTGCTCGTCTATATTCTCCAGCAGTAACTGTTGAATTTTTTCTATTTAGTTGCCCATTCATTTCTTTAGGAATATCAAACCCAACAGCAGTGTATAGGTTTTCTCTTCCAAAACCAAGTTTTCTAAACTGCTCTGAAACCTTTGTTCCAGAAATCTGTTTATGATCTACAGCATGTCCAAATACTAGGTTTGATTTTGTTTGAGATTTTGCCCCTTGCATTCTTGCGAGAAGTGCTGCGTTTCTTGCAGCAAAGGCTTCGTTGGTTTCTGTAAATGCTGATTTGCCCAAAAGAAGACTATTTATTTGGCTTGGGTTAGTATTAAGAACTTGTGCTGAAGGCCCACTAAGATCCATCTTTGGTTGGAACTTTGGAGAGTTAGCAAATGGTTGTGCATCTCCAGTTCCAGTTCCAAATGCCTGAAGTTTACCGCCAAGCAATGCTTCAATAATTGGCTGGACTTGTGGATTTTGTGCAATGTCTGTTGGAATTACCGCTTCTCCAGGCATAAGCACTGCAGGAACATTATCTTTGTTACCTCTTCCTGGTACAGATGCAGTTCCTCTTGCAAATTTCTTTGGTGCCCCGCCTCTGCCAGGCATCATCATTCCTGGATTTGTTCTTGCAAAGTTGGCTGCAGCGACTGTTGCATCAATATATGCTTGACGAAGTGCTCTTACAGCAGATGCCTCAATATTAAATTGTTGTGTGAGTCTATTATGTGCTTGGTTTAATGATGCTGCTACTGTTGCAGCCTCTAGTTGCTCTACCGATAAATAGTTTGTTTGTTCTGCAAGAATTTTGCTATTTCCACCAAGTTTTAAAAATCCTGTACGCATTATTGCAAATAGTTTTATTCCGTTTGCTACTGCGTTCATTAATAAACCAAAAGTCATTAATAATACTGGACCAATAATTCCAACCAGCGTTGTTGCAACTACAATAAACTTCTTTGTGCCATCTCCAAGATTATTAAACTTATCTAGCAAACCTGCAACTGATTGTGCAATTGGTGTTACTGCCTCTAAAAATGTTTTGCCAACTGGTTCAAGTGTTAATCTAAGATCCTCAATTGCTTTTTTAAACTTAGTTCCAACTGCATCCTCTAAAACTCCAAGTTCTCTTTCAGACATAATTGCAAGTTGTTCAACAGAATTTGTTGTTAATCCAAGAACTTTTGCAGCCTGTGTTCCGTCTTTTGTTACGTTTTGAAACAATGTTGATAAACGTGAGAACTGAAACTTACCAAATAACTGCTCAATTGCACGAGCACGATTAAGTGGGTCTAGAGTATCCAGCGCTCTTGAAAAGTCAATAACTGTACTCTTAATATCACCCTGATTACCTTCAACAATTGCTTTGATATTAATTCCCATATCTGCAAGCATTTCAGATGCTTTTTTAGTTGGATTAATGAGTGATGCTAAACCAGACTTAAGTGCGTTAGCACCTTCTGATGCATTGATTCCGCCTTCTTTCATTGCTGTTAAAAAGAATGCTAAATCTTCAACATCTCCACCAAGTTGTTTTACAACTGGACCTGCTTTAGGAATTGCAATAGTTAAATCTTCAATAGATACGACTGTTTGGTTTTCAACTGCGTTAAGGAAGTTAATCTTTTTTGCCAAATCTTCTGCTGCTGTACCAAATGCGTTTGTAATAGATATAGTTGTTTCTAGAGCCTGTCCTTGCTCTACACCACCAAGAACTGCAAGTCTTGTTGCTTGGGCTACCTGCGCTGTAAGTTCTGCACCAGTCTTACCCATTGCTGCAGCATCTGCTGCCATCTTCATCGTATCTACAACTGCAATTCCATACTTAGTAAATGATTCTGCAAGTTGTCTTACATTTTCAAGAGCCTCATTTGTTTGTTCTGTTGTTGTAAATATATCTCCATATACACGCTTAAACCTGATGGCTTGTGCTTCAAGATCCATAAAAGTTTTTCCAGCAACAGTTCCAAGATAGGCAAGAGGAATTGTAAAACCAACCATAAGTTGGCGACCTGCCCACTGTGTATTTTTACCAAAGTTTAAAAGATTTGTAGATCCTTGTTTTACTAACTGATTGAATAATGCTTGCTTTTGTGCTGCTAATGCAACCTGTGTTCCGTAGTCTTTCATATTTAGGCTAGTTGGAGTAACAGAGATAGCCTTCATTGCACCGCTTGCATCACGGCCTAACTTAATATATTGTGTTTGTAATCTTTTTACACGATCTTGTGCTACTTTGCCAATTGTGTCAAATTCTGATTTAAATAATCTTCCAAATGTTTTTGTAGATCCGCCAGCATAACGGAAATATTCCCGCATTGAAAGTTTGTTTTTTTCAAGAGCATTTGTGAAAGATTCTGTGGATGTTCTAACGACACCCATCTGTGCTGAGAATTTACCAGTAGCATTTATTGAGTTCAGCAGATTCTGCTGCATGTTTCTTTGTTGAGCAGCAGCAGAAGCACTACCCTTTGATACCGAAGTATGGAATAGTGCTAACTGTCGCTGTAAACTTTTAAGTTCCGCTAACGCCTGCGACGTATCAATTTGTACGCCAATTTTGGCATTAACATCACTCATTTGTCACCTCATTGTTTAATTGTTTGCAAGAACTGTGTTCAAGAGTGCATTTGCATCTTGAAGTTTTACCCCTGAAGCAGATTCAATAATCTTATAAACAGTTGGAAGATCAATATTCTCTTCTAACTTTTTAGCATCATCTGCAATTTCTGGCTTATATTGCTTCATAGCAATTTGAACACAATCAATAAGGACAGTCGTTGACTTGTCATTATCTTCTGCCACCTCTGCTAGTTCTGAAAACTTCTTCATAAATGGACGAAGTAATGAGATTTTAAGCGGTCTTGCCTTAATCTTTGTACCGTCCAAAAGAACTAGTTCTACCTCTTCATACGTGCTTGTTGCCATTGATTTTTCCTCCTATAGGCTATGTTAATTATATCATGTAAGGGCCTTATTTTTACAAGTATTTTTAATGCCTTAAATGCCTAAAAAACTAAATATGGGAGGTAATTAAATAAAGGGGTCTATTTTTTCTAAAACAAAAAACCAGCCTAGGCAGTTTTCATAATTCTTGTTTAGTTCGTGCACTATTTCTTTTACATATTTTATATGAAATAAGCCAGAGGATGGTAATTCTACTGCTGAGATGTTTATGGCATCTGGTGTGGTATATCTGTTATTTTTATTATTTAGATTACCAGAAATTAAAATTGCCTTTCCACCAGGCTTTAGCCTTGAGTACAAAATTTTAAAATAAGTATTTATTATATCTAAATTATTATGAAAACAACCCCTATCATATATAAGATCATATTTTTTGTCTGGCAAATCAAAGTGTAAATCTCCCACAATAAATTCTACGTTATTTCTACCGACATTATTTTCCTTAGCAATATTTATTGCAACCTCAGATACATCTATGGCAGTTACGCTTTTTGCTTTTTTTGATAAGAATAATGTATCATTTCCAGACCCACATCCAAGTTCAAGAACATCATATTCTTCAATATTATTTTGATTTACAAATTCTTCCAAATTTTTATCATAGGTATACGTTTCCCATGGCAATTCTTTTGTACTATTTTTACTAACATATGAATGGTTTCCAGCCCAAACTGAATCCCAAAAGCCTTTTTTCATTTTTTTAGTTTTTTCCATTCTTATAGTTTATCACATACCTATTATTTTATTTTGTCAAATCTTCATACTCTAATCCCATGCCAATACCAAACCCTGCTTTTTTAGCATTTTGTCCTTGGAGTGCCAAGATGTCTTTACTATCATTTGTTGCACCTTTGCTAAATACTCTAGCCTTCATATCTTCCCACTCCTTTTGGCCTCGTGACGATCCAGACTGTTTGTCTAAATCTACCCCTTGAATTGCAGCAAGAAATTTTTTTTCTTCGTAATCAAGTTCTCTACGACTAGAAAGTGTAGCCATTAACTCTGGCATAGATAAAGACTCTTCTAACTCCTTATAATCTTTCCAAATACCCAATAAAAATGCTTCAGCCTCAATTTTTGCTAAGTCTAAATCAGACCAGGTTGATCCACTCTCTGTTGCCTGAGTTTTAACAGTTTCCTCTGATCCCCTGTTTATTTTTATTCCTGCTGAAACATCTAAAATTGTATATATTGTGGGCATATCAAAACTATCTTCTATGTCATCTTTTTTTAACGCTATTCCTGGATAATATTGCTTCATAGCAATCCTAACACATTCCATTAAGCAATCTATTGCTTGGTCATCGTCCTCGGCCTTTTTTACATTTTCAAAAGCCTCCATAAACTCACGAAGATATTTTATTTTTAATGGAATAATCTCTAGTTCTGTTCCATCAATAAGATTTATTACTTTATTTTGATAAACTGTTGTTGCCATGATTTATCTATTCTATCATAGGCAAAAGAAAAAACCCACCTCATAAGAGATGGGCTTTTGCTTTAATCTAAAATTAGATTATGATTGACCAAATGTACGATCTACGATCTTACCGTATGATCCTGACGCATCTTCTGGAAGAAGACGGAATGAAACTTCAAACATTGACGCTTCGTCACGCTTTGCGGATACAGTTACGTTCTCAATTGATAGAGCACGATATGCTGTGTAAACACGCTCAACAGAGTCAGAGTTGTCGCAATCTCCAGTTCCTGGTCCAACAGCAACGATTCCTCGTTCTACTGGACATTCTCCAAGTTCACCTGCAGATAGATTAAGTGTCTGACCTGTAGATGCTGCCTTGTTTCCTGTAAGTTGTGCATCAGAAAATGCTAATGCAAGAAGCAAGTTTTCTAGTGTTGCTTCAGCAAAAGCGGTAGCAAGATTAACCTGCATACCTTGCTTATATAGTTTTGCAACGTCAAGAATTTGGTCTACCTGGACTTCACCGAAGTCTGGTTGGAACTGCAATTCTAGACCGTTCATGGTGTAACCTATGTTAGTGTAATCTGCTTCATCTGAAAGTGTATCTTTAAAAGACTCACTTGCGTCAAAAGCCTCCAGTGTACCTGGAGTTAGAGTTGTATCAGCAACGAAAAGTGCTGCTGCACCAACGATAATGTTGTTTGACGTACCACGGCTATATGGCATATTATTTCACCTCTTTCATAAAGTATATTAAGTTGTTTGGCGTGTTTCCTCAAAACCTATTATACCGCTGTTTATGTATATCTAGAATCTGGCTCAGTCTTGATGTGATAGTCATACTCAATAATTAGTTTGTTAACAAAAAGGGTTCTTGCGGATGCCAACTCTGCTACGTCCCTACTTTCGTCCGCCTGATATACCCTGGTATTGTGAAAATAAATGTTATATGGGATAGATACTTCTCCAGCGGAGTTTAGTATTGGATTTGAAAGACTGTAGGAGTTGATGTCTTGGGCTGAGGCGTCTTCACGATCAAGGGCATTTGAAATAACACGAACTGAGTCTATTAATTTACCAACATCCGTAGAGTATATAAAATAGATCAACTGTTCTCTTTTATGAGCATAAAAAGGGGTAGGTCTAAATCTCATCAATCTATCATAGACAATTAATACTGGGCTTTCTGTTTGCCTAATTTGAATACTATCATTATATAAATCTTCAATATTGGTTGGAATTTGTGCTGGAACCATAGGATTTACACCTGGAGATAATAAATCTGATTCTGCTACAAGTTCATAAAATGCTAACTCAGACAAAACATATCTATTTAAAAATGTGGGTGGAAAACCAGTGTCCGTTAATATACTCATAGTCTTATTCTACCCCAATTGTTGCATTAGCAATCCATTTAAACCCTGTATCAATACCCTTGCTTCTACCCATTCTTGATCCAGCCTTCATGTTTGCCTTATAAAGTTTTGGCTTTTTAATATAATCATAAATACCAGAAGCCTTTAAAAATGATTGCTTAAAATATCTTAAGATAAACTCATCTACTGTTTTTTCAAAACTTCCATAAACCATATCTCCCCCAGGATTGTCTACGGTAATTGGCTTACTTGTAAAAACTTCTCCACTTGGTCCATCAAATTTTAACACCCTAGATTTAGTTGGCGCAATTGTAACTGGAACACCATTTTCCATAATCTTTGCTTTATTATAAAATGGCACAGTCATTTTTTCAGACACCGTTCTTGACTGTCTAAATGAAGAATTAATAGACAATCCAAGATTACTAACAGTATATTTTAAATCAAACAATCTTGCATTTGGGCTACCAGTTTGATTCCACTCATAAATATGGTGCAATGCTTTTGGATTTGATCTTGCTTCAACATCAACATATTGTGCAAGAGCCTGAATCACTCCGAGGCCTAACCTATCTAAAAATACTTTTTTACCTTTATGAATACCATCTAAAAATCCAACAGAATAGTCAATAATATTTTTCATTTGTTTATCAAAAAGTTTTGTATTCATTGTAACTATCATTAGTCACCTACAGTCTGATTTTCAGTTCTACGCCATAGCATTTTATAATATTCTATAGATCCAAATGGTCCAGTAAATGGCTCAACTGTTGCTATCTCATAAATAGTTCCTCTGCCAGATCTTGGCCCAGCAGTTTCTTTATAAATTGTGTTATCACTTGCATCTCTAACATTTGTTACAAGTATATTTGTTGTTGCATTGTTAGCATTATTTGAAGAAAGTCTGGGGTCATTTTGGGTCCTTGCAATAAGTTTATTTTCATATTGTAAAAATGCTTCTGGTTTAATATCTTCTGTTCCTAAACCACCTACTGGTGTTGCATTGCAGATTATAGTTCTATCATAAACCCAATCCTTTTTAGGTTGACCATATTCCCCTTGTGTAAGAATTGGAAAATATACATCAGCCTTCATTGGATACATAAAGTCTGTAACTTCACATGAGTTCATTATAAAACTCCAGGACGAACAATATTATCAACATACTTAGACAAAATTTTGTCTACAATAATATTTCCAGTACCCTCAATCATTCTCTTGTCATACTCAATTTTAAATTGATCAGTGCTGTAGTTTTTTACATATCTCTTATAATAATCTAATTTGCCACATTTAATATCATTAATCAATAACTTTGTAGCATCTTGAATATCAATAGGAACCACCTTATATCCTGTTTCTACTAAGAAAATATAATCTGTTCCATTTGGAAATCCTACGCCAGCGGTGATGGTCTGAACATTTCCACTATCCTCTGTATCAAATATTGCAAATGAATCTGAAGAGGCTACTGGAATTCTTGCTGGACGTCTTTCTGCCCTATTTAAAGAATCTGTTGCTTGTACTGGGTCTTTTGTAATTGCAGTTTTATCTTTAGTAATTAAATAATTAAAATCGCCTAATGCTGGTCCATCTGAATCATTAATATCGTAAACCAGTTCTGCATTTTCATATGCCTTTAAAATTTTATGTGTTCTATCCCAAAGTGGAATATAGTCTGTTTCTTGTCCAACTACCTCAAGATATTTGCGTTTATAATAAAATCCGTCAACTATAGTATCAATAATTGCTCGTGCTAACGATTCATATTCTTTATACTTGGCAATATCTGTTGCAGAGGTTTCATTGTTTGCAATTGCCAGTTCTGTTGGATCTACGTATGGGCGCTCAATCTGTAGGTTATCTTCAACTACAATGTCACCACGCTCTCCATTAATGTCTTCATAAATAGTAACTGCATAAGATTTGTCATATTTTACAAAATCTCCATTTAACTCATATGTAATTGTTCCTTCTGAAGAAGATGTTAATCCAGATTCTCCACTAATGAATTCTTCAATTTCTGTTTGCTCTGGAACATCTTCAATGACAAGTATATAGTCTGCTGTTTCGTCTGGAACCTTATAGGTTACGGAAAGCGGGTATGGTGGTAAGCGAAGTACTGTTGACATTAATCTTTACGGTAATAAGATGCTACTTCTTCAGGCGACGCTATACGTACTAGCCTATGAGTTAGCCACTTTTCCGATGCCTCCTTTGATACTATGTTGTACCCCACTTTTAATGCACCTAAATTATCCATGTGAAGATTTTTATCTGAATATAAGGCTACTTTGTTTGTTATGTTTTCAGCCTTATCCACTTCTTCTACACGCTCTTCTTTATTTTCTGGTGGAAACCAACTAGCAATGATTTCTAAAATTTCAAGTTTGGTAGTTGCTTCAAAAAGTTCTATATTATTTTTTTTAGCATATGACTTTAATGCTAAGACACTTTTAGTTGATAGTTCTTCCATTGTTGTATTCATAATTCTCCTGTACTCATTTGTAATTATACCAGAATAACAATAAGGAGGACGGTTTTTATACCGCCCTCCCTAGTACGTGATTGTTATATTTTAGGAATCAGCGCTATCTGAGTCAACATAAGCGACTGCATCTAGTTCTTCCCATTGAATACCAAAGCGTACGAATACTGTGTATTCAATTGTGTCTTTCTTTGGCTTGTATTCACGGTTTACAGTGATATCTCTCTGGAAGCCCCATACACGGTTCTGAGGGAATGTTAAATCAACATAACCTGCAGGGTAGTAAGGAACCTCAAGAACATCTACACCAAGTACACGAGTTGTACGTGCATTACCAAGTGTTTGTGCAGTTCCATCAAGGAATTCTTGACGGTTTGCTTGTGTGCTACCAGTGCGATCTGAGAACGCTGCTGAGATAGCATCTGCAAGAGTACCGTTATTACGAACGATACCAGCAAAAGCATCAGTACCAGCATAGAACTTAAGGTTTGACTTAAGTGCACGATACTTGCGTGGCATTGCTAGAAGCAAGCCCTGCATTACTGATGTAGTGTAGTTGTTATCTGAAACTGTTGCAGCATATTCGTGAGCAGCATTTCCTACTGTTCCACGGGTCTGCTTTACGAATCCTGCCATAATTGAAAGGAATGCGTCTGCGCCTGTTCCAAGACCATTGATAGCAAGATCTTCAATATCATTTGCGAAAGCATTGGTCATTAAGCGAACTAAATGATCTTCAAGTGCTCCACCTTCAATATTGTCTTCAAGTGCTTCAGTTGATACTTCCCAATCAAGACGAATCTTTTTGGTTGTAAGTTCTACCTTTGAGAATGTTGCACCGATGTTTGTATAATCTGGTGCGCCTTGAGCAGCAGCACGAATTACACGTTCACCAACGTTTACCTTCTCAATTTCCATGGTGTTTGCTCTCATGGTGACACGACGGCCATCTTTAGCGAGGACAGTTGCATCCCATACGTAGTCAATAAAACGACGTGCTTGCTCTGGTGCTAAAATACCACCTGCAACACCTGTTGGGTTTACTGCGTTTGCTCCAGTTGTTGCACCGAATGCTGCAGTAGCAGTGTTACCAAGTTGTGATCCTACAGACTGTGCTGCAGAGTCCAAACCAGTTGCACTACCTACACCACCAGAAACGAATGAGCCTTGAGAGTTAATCTCTGCGCCTGCTCCGCCTGATCCTGGATAGTTTTTTTCTAGGTCTTTATTTTGTTCCGACATTATTTTTCACCTCCTAGTGATTTTACCTTAGTTAAATAGGTCGGTTGATGTGAGGAAACGACCGCCCCATAGGGATTTTTGAACCACTTGTGGTGATTCCTGTACGATCTCGCCTAGATCGCCAGACTTGCGGAAAGCGGTATCTTGCTCTACAAGATCTACTCGCTTGCCAAACTCGTTAAAGTTATTCTTGATACCGTTAACATCTGATGTTACTGCATCAAGAGATTTTGTTACTGCTGTTACCTTCTCATTAAGAGATTTGATAGTTGCAGCAAGATCGCCAAAGGCATTAGTAAGAGAAGTATTAATTTCTGAAACTGCCTTGGCAACTTCTTCTTTAACATCTGCAATAGATTTTTCCACTACATTCTCTACTTCAACTGCTGCTTTTGCAGCAGAAGATTCTGCACCACCATCATCCGATTTAGCAACAGCAAGTTCTTCAACTACTGGTGCTTCTTCAGCGACTGCAGGAGTTTCTGCTGTTTCTGCAACAACCTCTGTTGTTACGTCTGCTGCTACTTCTGCTGGCTGTGCCTCTGGAGCAATCTCTGCATTTTCAACTGCAGTTTCTACAACTGCTTCTGTTGATTCTGTCATTTGATTTACCTCCTTAGTAATCTTAATTGTATTAATGCCTTTAGCACTATCAACTAAGAATTTTATCATTTCTGCATTATCTTTATCATTCTTTTCTATAAAACCAATATTTTGCATTTTGTTTCCAGTTACTGGACTTGTTACTGAGTCAGAATCTGAAACCATAACAATACCGTTTTCTGAATCCCAAAATACATTTTCAATTTCTGTTTTTGATAAGTATCCATCTACTACGTTTTGTCCATTTACCTTTTCAATAGATAAAATATTTGCAAATTGGTTTGCTGGATTATCTACAAGAGATAACTCATGTAGTTCATATGTTTTGATTACACGAATTGTTTTATCAATTTTTTCATCATAAGCATCATCCCAAGTCTTTATGTTGCCACCAATTGAAAATCCAGTGTATGTTCCATCTAAAACTTTTTCCCAAGCATCTTGTGCACCTTTAGAAACATACGCAGATACGTAAACTCCACTATAAAACTTTTTGTCATTTGGATCAAAATATTTATCTTCTTTAAAAGAAACAATCTTTCCTACTGCGCTGGGCTGATGCATTTCACGAAGATTGCCACGGAAGTTTTTAAAAGCCTCTACACTAGATTCTGTTGTAACTATGTCGCCTTGACGATCAACATTATCAAGCGTAGCAAAGCCAGACACCATACGGCGTTCAACATCCACTTTTCCAATGGGCATTGAAAGGCGAACATTGTCACCTTTAGTTTCCCAATGAGCCTTGTTTATTAACATAACGTTATAATTATAGCACTGCTTTATACAGTTTTCTCAACTATTGAGACGATCTGCCTTCGCCTTGGGGATTGCGTCCAGATATTGTAGTTGGTGAATCAGAATTATTATTTGTTCTTTCTGAATCTCTTTGGCGAGTACCCGCCAAATTTGCTCTAGAGTCAGTTGCTTGTCTTGGCGACATAACAAAAGGATCATCCCCATCTGCTCTTTGTGGCAAGTCTAATTTTTCACGAGCCTCATTTGGAGTCATAACCTGAGTCTTAACATAACGCTCAATAATCTGAGATTGAGCAATTTCATCAGTAAGGGTAAGTTCATTAAATTTAAGTTCAAGGATATCTGTTTTTTCCTTAATAATTTTATTAACTACTTTTTCAAGATGTTTTTGTGCTGGTCTAGCCACCTGCTCTTTAAATGTGCGATCTTGTGAAAGTGCTGCTGCAATGCCTGAATCAGCACCGCCAAGTTTAGAAATTGGAACCTGATGTGCAATTAAAATATCATCACGGTTTTGTTTGCGGTACTCCTTAAATGAGCCGTCCTGAATACCGTTTTCAATTGGTTCCATCTTAAACTCAACCTTATTACCGTCCGTATCTCCAGGAAGTGGGATATAAAGAGTTCTATGGGATTGAGCCTTAAGTCCAGTCTGTAAAAATCTAAACATTTTATCTTCGGCATCGCCAGATAATTTTGCACCCTTTAATGTTACTACATATCTTGGAACCGCCTTGTTTTCAAAGTAGTCAATATTGTATTGAGATGCCAACTGGTCTCCAATTAAAGACGGCATTGCTGCAACAATATCTGGAATTCCATAGAATGTATTTAAAGGAGAGTATTCTTTAAGATGAATAATCTCATTTGGTCTTGGATCTGTGCCCATAGGGTTTGCATTTCTTGCTCCAAAGTTTCTAAAATAAACTACCTTTTGACCAATAATTTGAATAAAACCATCACGTAAACGACGTACACGAACAGTAGTTGCTGGAATATGTCCAACATATCCAATATCTCCAGCCACTGTTCTACCTACTTCAATAAAACCATTACCAGTTGCTTGAAGATCTGTATAAACCTTTTCCATAGTTTTTGTAAAACTGTCATCATCATTTAAACTTTCTAACCAATCACGCAACTGTATCTTTGCTCTTTCAATACGATTACGAGCACGATCTACCGCTGCTTGATCTTCGTTCATTTCAAACCTTAACATGGTTCTGTCTGAAATATCAAAGCGATATCCAAGACCGACTACGTTTTCTACCTTAGCGTCAATAGCAGCATGGTTAGCAAATGATGTGTCATAAAAGTTGGCTAATTCGTACATGTTATATGGAGGAGTGATTACATCAAATAGTCCGTAACCATTTCTATATACCGTGCCAGGATTGATTTGCTTTGAACTTGCATCTACTCCTGAAGGTGTAACATTTGCTGCATTTAAATATGCTTGGTTTGTTTCTGGACTAATATATTTTGATAAATTGCGGGTTGTTCTACGACGAAAATTTTGATCTAGTCCAGAATAATCTTTTAAATCATCCCAACTTTTATTAAAGGGATCTTGATGCCTAAAAGGATTTTCTTCTTTGTTCTGTGTATTAAGACCTACACGAATGTATTCTTGCTCATCACTCATTTACAGCATCCTTTCCATATTTATCTAATGTCTGTTGTGCTGCATGCCAAGCACCTAAGTCATTCATTGAAGGAATTAGTCCTTCTCTCATTCTTTCTTTTTGTTCAGAATATTCTTCTTCACTAATTCTTGTAAGGCCAGGAACAAAAACTGCTTTGCCTTCACCGTCATCTCCATAATGCATGGCAGCCTTTCGTAGTTCTGCAATCTTGGATAAATCACCACGATCTGAAGGGATGTTTAAGATTGATCCAGTGTCGTCTGTAAACCACTTTCCATCAGACTTCTTATATACGTAAAGTCCCCAGTCATAGTGCTTATCTATTACTTTGCGACGAACATTTTGTACATACGGTTTACCAGTTTTTGGGTTAATTAGTGATTCCATAACCACAAGTATATCAGATTATACTGGTGTGGCGACAGTGCTTAACCATTCTACTTCGGAGTATATTTTTAACTTTTCAGGCTGATAAATTAGCCCTTCTCCGTCATCAACTATAATTTTATTCGTTCCGATGTATGTTTTATAAATGTCTAATGGACTAATTCCATAAAACTCAGATGAGCCTATGACCAACATACCGTCCCAAGTAAAGTTATTATTCCAAAATTGCCAATCAAAGGTTGTAATTCCATCCGTTAAAACCTTATACCAAGGCCTGAAGGTTCTGCTTTCAACCTCTTGCAAACTATTTGCTTGATAGTATGCAATATTATTAAATAGTGCTGGGCCTGTAAGATTTATACTTCCTAAATATGAATTATATACCAGGGATGTTAAAAATGAAACACCAATAGATGACCACTCCTTAAGCGACAAGACTGGCTCTCTTACAAGATTGCCATTTAAATAAAAAGCAACTCCATTATATTCAACGCCATTTTCATTCAAAACGAATATTTTTGCCCTATTCATGCTAGAACTATTTGCCTGAATATAAAACTTTAATGTACCATCTTTGTGATTAATTTCAAATATTTCTGTTGCTGTTTCTGGAAAGGTGTCCTGATCATATCTTAGCCAGAGTTGCATAGCACTTACCTTATAAGATGTTGCAAGTTCTTTATTAATTGGAAGAGAAAGCCCACGATTTTCTAAAACATTAAGTTCTCCACGCACTTCTAGCCCAGAAGTTTTGGTTAAATATAGATATGGTGTGCTTTCTTTGTATATGCTAAACGGATTTTTTGATTTATAATCAAAATATATTCCATTTTTCTTATATGGGAACAAGTCTACACCAAATCTTGTTCCAACAGGATTTGAAGAATTGTTGTTAAATGCTTGAGAAGCCAACTGCAACTTATTCAACAATATGGGTTTGGTCAAAATACCACGGCTATTAAATTCAAGACTATAAACAATTGCAAGACTATTAAAGTCTTTTGTTTTAATAGGATATATTAATGTATTATTTAAAACTTCAAACCTTGTGGTCTCCCAATCTTCATAATCATTTATATCAACAACTTTATATTGATTTAACGTTTGCTCATTTGCAAAAGGTGTTACAAGATTTGCTCCCTCAGAAACATATTGAAAAGTAATATAACTTTTTATTTGTGCTCCACTTGTATCATAATAGTATCCACCATTACCAGATTCTTCGGCTAAAGTTGTAGTAGTAGGGTATGCCAAGTTAAACTGTAAAAAATCTAAATCATAGTATTCTTCGCTATCTTTATTTTTTACAAATTGCCCAAAATAAGAAAGTGGTAAATAATCTTGCCAATATCCAGCAACACCTATATCTAAAAAATATCTTTCATATGCTTCAGAAGGCAGAAGTGTATAACTTGCTGTGTGAGAAATTAATGATGAACCATGACTTAAAATAACAATTCCATTTTCATCAAAATTATTTGATATCTTAGAAGCGTTAGTTGTGCTACAAACACCAACAGAATAAATTCTTCCAGTAAAAGCATATTCTCCAGAATCGTCACCACCAACATACATTTTTAAAGAATTTTGATTTCCTAAAAATGAATTAACACCTCCACCAAAATTATCAGATAAACTTCTTAAATTAAACCCAACTGCAAAAGTAGTGTTTGCTGTTATCGGATCAGAGGTAAATAATAATTCAGTACCTTCACTATTGGTCAAAGAATATTTAATTTCATCGCCATCTTTAATAATAGAAAAATAGTTGCCATTGACAGGATTATATATTTTAAACAATATTTCTTCAGAAACCAAATCATGGGAACTAAAAACACCATAAAAAGCATCAACCTGATTTGCTAAAACATTAAACTTATCAAAATTAATGTAGGTATTTTTAGAATTCCAAGTGTTGTTTGGCCTAAATGACAAAAACCTATTTTCAATAAATGGACCAGATTCGTTATCTTGTATGGCTTGATTGTCTTCATATAAATCTTCCAATGTTTTATCATCTAAAAATATTTCAGGTAACAAATATTCTGGAGTTCTTAAACTTGTTGTGGTTGTTGTTAAATTATCAAAACTTCCTTGGTTCCATCCTGCAAAGTCTGGGTAATTGTAGTTTGCAGTATAGTTAGCAAATGGATAGTCTACGAATGCAGTTATTCCTCCATATGCTGAGTTAATTCCTTCTGGAGATATAACTCCTTGTCCATATACCCATCTGCGTTTTGCTACTGTAACTGGAACTTGATATGAATAAATTGCAACACAGTCAATTTCAAAAGGATATACGCTGGCATCTGAATAAAAGCCAAGCCAATCCTGGCTATCCCCGTTAGCATCAAGTTCTTCTGGTAAAGAAAGGGTAGATGTATCAAAAGACAGTGATAAAACCTCTTCTCCATTTATTAATAAAGATGCTGAGTTCCTAATTAAACGAATATGAATTAAAATTGGCCTAAACCATTCACCAATAAAGTGAGAAGCAAACTGATTTCCAACAACTAATGTTAAAAATCCATCTTCAACATATAAGCCATCGTTAGATGCAATTGGTCCAAAAATTTTAAATGGTGTTAGTGTATTTGCTGCTATCCTTGCCCAAAATTCAATTGTGTAATCGTTATACTGTCCTTTTTTATTTAAAAAACCTTTTCCTGGAATTATTAAAGATGCATCTGTATAAGGCTCTAACCTTGTTGCACCGCTTGCGCCATAAACCAAAGGTATGCCTGCATTTTTGCTTTTTAATCCGCCTTCGGTAATGTAGTACCCAGAATCTTCTGCAATACCGTATGCTTGGGCCTCCACTGCATCCAAACCACCATAAATGCTTACTGTTGATGGAACTGTAGTTTCTGTTATTCCATTTAAAGAATATGTGTTAAATTCTTCATTCCATTGACCTAAAGTAATACCATTAAAATAAAATTGATTTTCTGTTGTAAGTCCAGACCCTTCAAATATTTTTATTTTAAAAACAATTCTTAATTGTGCAGAGACATTTGGAATTGCAAAAGTTTCAGAGATAAAGCCCCATTTTTGATAAAGCGTACTTGTAAAAGTTTTTAATTCTTGAACTATTTGAGAAGTGCTTGGATCTGTATATTCATATCCTATAGAAACACTTTGCAAATAAACACTATTTGAATAAAAATATGAACCTATTGTAAATGTTTCAAGATCTTCAAGAACATTAAAGTTTAATATATTTGGGCTAATTATTGATGCTTCAAGAGTTTCAGTAACTGGCACATCAACTTCAACTAATGTCAAAGCACTATTTAAAAATGGCTGCTTAAGAGATTCTGACTCTAATGTTGCTGTTGCATCTGATATAGTCCAAGAATCAGAGATATCACGCTGTGCTTCAGAAATTAAACTTTTATAATTAAGGGTATCGTCTAGTGCCCATAAAACTAATGGGTGCTCAGAATATATTTTTTCTGCATATAAATTTGATGGGGTAGACATATTTCTCCTATCCCCTTATTATAGCAGGATGAAGACTAATATAATTTAATCTCACATGCATCTGTAGAACAATATTTTTCAGACTCTGCATCAAGATTATCCTTGCCATCATAAATAGCAGACCAATCAATTTTACCAATTTTACCAACATAAGAGTTATATTCTTCTCTTGTAATATTTGTATATGGTTGTTGAGGATAAGTTTTATTACCCATAGGCAAAAATGAAACTGCCTTTAATTGACCTTCATGCATGTGTAATGCTGGAGCAATGTGCTTGGTTTCAGATTCCTTGTCAAATGACAAAGTTACAGATACTCCATTATCAGACCAATATTTTTGAGCGGTAGCAGCCAAACCAATCTTTTCAAAAAGACTTACATCTTTTTCAGAACGAGGATGTCCAGATGCTACTGGGAAATATACTACTGAAGTGTTTGCTGATACTACGTCATCTTCAATTCTATACCCTGCTGCTTTAAATAAATGCATCATTGGGTCTGTATTTCCAAACCTTATAGCACGAAGATAGAACTCTCCTCCTGGACCCCAATGAACTCCTGGTGTTGCACCAGATAACAATGAAACAGAGCCTGAAGGTTTGACGGTAGTTACACGAATTGATTCACGTACACATAGCCATTCTGAGTATGTGTGATCATATGAACGAATCTTTTTATACCCTTCGTCCATCCACTCACGAATAATTGGCATACCCTTTTTATCTGCAAAAGATGCAATGCCAGTAAGTGATGTTCCAATACGACGATTACGTTGCATGATTCCATTTGTAGTTTGCCAATGTGTTGGCATAAGCGTAACAGTCTTGCCGTATAAGTAAGCAAACTTTAATGTACGTAAAAAGTCTTCTTTATTTTCATGACGATTTAGATGAACTTCTACAAGTGTGCATAATTCATAACTTTCCAATGGTTGTTCAGCGCATGGATTGAATCCCATAACACGAGAATCTTTATAATCTGGAGCGTCTGCTAATCTTCCATAATCTCTAGCAACATCTAGCCAAATAAATCCTGGCTCCCCATTGTCTGCAATTAAGTCAACATAGTCTTCATACTTTGTTCCAACCTCTGCAGAAATAGAATTATTAGACATCCAAGCCCATCCTGGATTCTCTGAATCAAATGAATTTCTATCTGGAAAAACCTCTGCATTTTTTAAATTAATAAAATCTTTGTCTTCAGCATTTCCTAAAGCCAAGGTAGCAGAACGACGAACATTACCAGAAACAACGCATGTACCAATAAGGTTTACAATGTCTACTATTGCACGAGAATCAAGAGTTTCTCCTGATCTACCGCCAATTACTTTGTCTATCTTACTGTGTAATGCAATCAGTGGTGCTGGACCGCTAGCCACCCCACCAAAGCCTTTTATTGGGGCTCCTAGAGGACGGATAAGGTCATAGTTAAACTTTTGTATAGCCTGATTAGGTCGTAGGTATGAATTTAAAAGCATTCTTACTGAGTCAACCCAACCTTCACGAGTGTCTGGGATTTCCCATACATTTTCTGGCTCTGTTGGAGCATAGATAGGCATTTCTTTGTCTTGACCGACGGTATCAAACCCTACACCAATACCCAGCATTAATGCATCCATTACCCATGCAAATAAGGCTCCTGGATCATTGCGATCAAGGTCACGAGTTGATACCATTGCACAATTTTGAAGGGATGCTGAGTTACGCTTCTCCATAGTCATAGGAGTTCCAAATGCCCAGAGACCACGACCTGGTGGTGTCCACTTTAGTTCAAACATTCTCTGAAAGGCTTCTTGTGCAGACTTCTGTGCTTTGTTGTCGTTCCATGGAAGTCTATTATCTTTAGCGTGGTTCTTTTGTACTGAGTACATTCCTTCAATTACCCGCTTGCAAACCTCATGCCATCTTTCCTTTGTTCCATCTTCTTTCATCCGAGAGTAGGTACGTATAAAGGTAATTTCTCCTAAAGAGTTTGATCCAGCATCTGAAAAGCCAAACGGGGCTGGTACCTCAGTATATTTATTTACAAACTCATCTGACAAACGAAAAGAAAAGATATCTGACATTTACGTTCCAACTTTCTATTAATATTATAAGTACTTTGCAGAATCCAAAGTAGTGTTAAGTATATCATAGAATTAAAAAGAAAAACACGCTTGTTTAAGGCGTGTTAATCTCTAGTTAAGAGTTAGTGCTTTGTATTTTATAAAGTACTATGCACCAATCAACATT